GGCCGCAGCGAGCGCGGAAGGCCGCTAGTTAGCAAAAGTTGCGCCGTATTGGGAGACTGCGCAAGAAACCGCCAGTCAGGCCCAGTTCCGCGCAACAAAATTACAAAGACGAGCAATCACTGCAAAAACAGGGGGTTGCGAAGCCGAACCCGCCATATCGAGGCTCAGCGAGCCTCCAGGGGGAGTACGGCATATCCGAAATTCGAATGCTGGACCGCCCGCCGGAAACACGAAGTCGCCGGGGGAGGACAAGTTTAGATGCCGTCATGGCTCATGCTCCAGTATCGGGCAGAGTTCGTGGGCGGCGGTCCGGCTACTGCCTCGCACATAGGTGACGCAAGTCCCCTCCCTGGCGAGCGAGGACGGGCGTTGAGAGCGAGCGGGGGCGCCGGCGGGGTTACGCCGGGTCGTCAGTCCTGAGCTTGAGCCTGTCAGGTCTTCACGAACCCTGAGACCAAAACCGTGACCCTTGCGGCGCTGGGAGACCGCGCCGCCCCTATTGCCGAGGTAGCTCAGAGGCAGAGCGATAGTGCGGACATCAGCGCCGCCCAGGAGGACGCCGGTTCGATCCCGGCCCTCGGCTCCTAAACGTCCAACCGGAGGCTCCCATGCCCTACGTCACGAACCGCATCAGCCCGCTGGTCGAGAACGATCTTGGCGAGGACGCCGGCGGCAAGATCACGGCGGTGACGGGCGGCGGGACGGTCGTGGGTATGTCCCAGCGGGACTACAACTACCTCAAGCCCTACGGTCTGGTGTCCGAGCCCGCCCCGACGATCTCGACGGCCTCGCCGCTGACGGCCGGGCAGGAGGGCGTCGCCTACAGCCAGACCATCGAGGCGACGGGCGGCGCGGCCCCCTACACCTACGCGGTCACGGCCGGGGCGTTGCCTACGGACGTCTCGCTGTCGTCTGGCGGTGCGCTTTCGGGCACGCCGTCTGTCAACGGGGCGTTCGCCTTCACGGTCACGGCGACGGCGGCCAACGGGCTGACCGGCTCCAAGGCGTTCGCGCTGACGATTGATCCACCCTGATATCGGTTGAGGCGCTACGGCGTCCTCAGAGCACGCGGCGGCGCCTCCGGGCGACGGCGGGCGCGTGCCCGGTCGGTGCGAGGCCGACCATTTTCTTTGCAGGGGTGCAATGGCTGGGCGACGACGGGGCCGCCGGGAGCGCGTGCATGGCTCCCGGCGGCGCTGGTCTATCAGGCGTCCTGAATGGTGTCGGCAAAGTAGGCTTCGACCGCCTCGGTCTCACCGTGCTTCTCCAGCCACAAAAGAGCCTCGGCCGGGTTGATAGCGCGAATGACGTCGCGGTCGCCGTAGCGCGTCCCGTCCGGCTCGCGCCGGGCGTAGGGCGATAGCGCGCCGCCGCCGCCGAGCGTGAACCAGTTGCCGTTCGGGGTCCGGTAGAGCCGCTCCCAGTGGAAATGAAAATTGCCCGTGTCGTCCATGTTGGACCAGCGGGCAACCAGGGTAGCGGTATCGGTGTCGTAGCGCAGGCCTGCGATGATGGATTTGGTCATGGTCACTCTCCCTCGATAGGCTCGTCGGCCTCGTAGCTGGGGTTGTTCAGGACGTCCGGGCGGTAGCCGCGCATCTTCTCGGCGTGGCACTTCCGGCAGGTTCGGCAGAGCGGGATGCCGCGGGCGTCGTGCTGCCACGACGACGGCAGCCCGGAGCCGCAGGTGCAGGGACGGTCAGCCATTGGCGGCCTCCTCCATAGCCTTCTGGTGTTCGGCAATGACAGCCATCTGGGCGGCCACGTCGTGCGCCTTCTTTGTGAGCAGGCGGTGCAGATCGTCCCATATGGTCGGCGGGATACGCGTTTCCCGCGCCGCCCAGGCCCGTACACGGCGTTCGTTGACATCGAGGGCGCGGGATAGCGCGCGCTGCCAGAGCGCCCCGTAGAGGGCCTGCCCGGCCGCGCGCAGGCGGTCGGCGTCGTCATTCGTGGTCGGCATTGTCGTCTCCCTTGAAAATAGCCGCGTCGCGCCAGGATCGGCGGCGGGCGGCGCAGTGAACGTGGGCGGTCTCAACCAAGGCGGCGTCCACGACGCGCTGGGCCTCTGGCTCGCCTGCGAGGATCGGCACCCCGCAGATCAAGCATTCGGAGACGGCGGGGAAGTCCTCGCCGTCCCATAGGTCGATGGTGATCACGGCAGGCCGTTCGCGCGGCGCGCGGCGGCTTGGCACTTCGCGAACGCCTCCTCGGCCAGCGCCCGCTCGTCATCATCGAGGGTTTTCCTGCCGGGGTTTTCTAGGGCGAGACGCCCCTCGCAGACGAGAACCCAAAGGTAATCCATCTGCGCGTGGGTCAGGGTGATTGTGACGGTCGGCGCGCGGCGGTTGGCGATGCGCTCGACGGCCCCGCGGTCGCCGGGCCGGGCGAGGTCCTTGAGGCCCTTGCCGAGTGGGTTCTTCATGGTCGTCTCCTAGGGTTGGCAACGCGCCTACAGTTAGGCGACATGGGGGGTGGTGCAAGCGGTTTTTTGGCAGATTTTGACAGTAATTTGCGAGTTGCGACGGGGCACGGGGCATCGATATGGCGAGGGCGAAGGCCGCTGCAAGCGGCGCTGGGGCGGGGTTTGTCGTCGAGGAATGGCCGATTGACCGGCCGATACCCTACGACCGCAATCCGCGCGTGCTGACCGAGGCGGCCATCCGCAAGGTGGCCGCGTCGATCCGGGACTACGGCTGGCAGCAGGCCATCGTGGTTGACGACGAGGGCGTGATCGTCGTGGGCCATACCCGGCTCGAGGCGGCCAAGCTGCTCGGGCTTAAGACGGTTCCGATCAAGGTCATTTCCGGCCTGGCGCCCGAGAAGATCCGCGCCTACCGCATCGCGGACAACCGCGTGGCCGAGGAAACCTCGTGGAACGATGAGCTGCTGTCGGTCGAGCTATCCGAGCTTGCCGCGTTCGATCTGGACATGGCGTCCATCGGCTTCGACGAGGCCGAGCTGGCGAAGCTTTTGACGTTCGACCCGGCCGCGCCCGAGGAGCCGAAGGTCACGCCCGAGCAGGCGGAAAAGACGCTGGCCGAGCGGTTCGGCGTGCCGCCCTTCTCGGTGCTCGACCAACGCCAGGGCTACTGGCAGGAGCGCAAGCGCGCGTGGGTGGGGCTCGGCATCGAGAGCGATCTCGGCCGGGGCACCAACTTGATCGGCCGCTCGACGAGCGAGGAGGCGTTCCTGAAGCGCGACGGCGGCTTCCAGAAGGACGCCTCTAAGTACAACGGCGGCCTAATGTTTTCGTCGCACACCGCCGCCGACCCGGGTTTCTACGACAAGAAGGGCGCGAAGGAGAAGGAGCTGGGCCGCAAGCTCAGCACCGATGAGTTCCTGCGCGACCACTACGAGCCGGTCGATAGCGGTGTCACCCGCGGCACTTCGATCTTCGATCCCGTCCTGGCGGAGCTCTGCTACCGCTGGTTCGTGCCGCCTGGCGGGGCGATCCTCGACCCGTTCGCCGGCGGCTCGGTGCGCGGCATCGTCGCCGCCCGCCTCGGCTTCGCCTACCACGGCATCGACCTGCGCCAGGAGCAGTGCGACGCGAACAAGGAGCAGATCGACAAGCTGGGCGATGTGCACGGCACCGCCAATTGGTACACGGGCGACAGCGCCAACATGGCTAAGCTGCTGCCCAAGAAGGCAAAATTCGACTTCGTGTTCTCGTGCCCGCCCTACGGCGATCTCGAGGTCTACTCCGACGACCCGGCCGATCTCTCGACGATGAGCGACGACGACTTCAAAATGGCCTACGCCGGCATCATCGACAAGGCCGTCGCGCGGCTCAACAACGACCGCTTCTGCGCCTTCGTGGTGGGCGACTTCCGCGACGACAAGGGGTTCTACCGGGACTTCGTGTCATGCACGATCCGCTGCTTCGAGAACGCCGGCGCCAAGCTCTACAACGAGGCCATTCTGGTCAACTCGGTCGGATCGCTGCCGATCCGCGTCGGCCGGCAGTTCTCGGTCTCGCGCAAGCTCGGCAAGACGCACCAGAACGTGCTCGTGTTCGTCAAGGGCGACCCCGCCAAGGCCACCGAGGCCGTGGGCGAGGTCGAGTTCGGGGCGCTGCCGGTCCCGCCGGGCGCGGACCCGGCCGACCATGGCGCACCGGCCGAGCTCTCCCCCGTGGAGAAGCACGGCCCTTTTGGCTCAAGCGCGACGATCTGATGAACATTGCGGGCGTGCAGGGGGGCAAGGTTCGCTCCTGCTGGGCGCTCTCTCAGGGGGCTTCGGGGCTGGTCACGGCCGGCTCTCGGGCCTCTCCGCAGGTCAACATCGTTGCGCATATCGCCAAGAAGCTCGGCATTCCGGCCCGCTGTCATACGCCTTCGGGGGAACTGAGCCCCGAGGTGGCGGCAGCGGCGGCCCAGGGCGCCGAGATCGTGCAGCACAAGGCCGGCTACAACAACGTCATCGTCGCCCGCGCCCGCGAGGACGCGGCGGCGCGCGGCTGGGTGGAAATACCCTTCGGCATGGAATGCGCCGAGGCCCCGAAACAGACCCGCCAGCAAGCGGCCAACCTGCCCCCGGAGGCGCGGCGTCTCGTCGTGCCTGTGGGCTCGGGGATGTCGCTTGCTGGGATCCTGTGGGGCCTGATCGACACCGGGCGGCATGATCTGCCGGTGCTCGGCGTCGTGGTCGGGGCCGACCCGGTAAAGCGCCTCGACGCCTACGCGCCGCCGGACTGGCGGGACCGCGTGACGCTGATCAAGGCGCCGCAGGACTACCACGAGGAGATCGAGGCGGAGGTCGGCGGCGTTCGGCTCGATCCACACTACGAGGCCAAGTGCAAGCAGTTTCTTGAGGAGGGCGACTGCCTATGGGTGGTCGGCATCCGGCAGACCGAGGCCCGCATCGACACGAGCGCGTGGACCTACGGTAATGAGATCGAGCTGGTGGACTGGGACACGCGCCGCAAGGTGAAACCCACCCGCTTCTACGCCACCTCAGAGGTGGCTAGCGTCAACAGCGACGGTCACGCCACAAGGCCTGACCACCCGTTCGGCGGCGAGATCAACACCTACCCGACGACGACACCGGAGGGGCAGGGTGAGGCGCTCAAGGAGTTCATGGGCCACTTCCCGGAGGCGCGCGGCAACTATAGGGGCTCGGTGCACACGCACATCTGCGTGCCGGGCCTCGGCAAGGACCTGCCCGCCCTGCTCCGCCTGTTCCGCTACTCGAACCGGTGGATGCCCTGGTTCATCGCCGCCCACCACGATCCGGGAGAGCCGGACGCGGCCTGGAAAGCGCAGGACCCGGACGGGAGCCGTTGGCGCTACTGCACCATCGACACCCAGATGCCGCCCGCCTGGCGCATTGCCCAGATCGAGGCGGCCACGACGGCGGACGAGTTCTTTCGCTTCCACATGCTCAACAAGCAGGGCGAGTTCGTCGCCCTGCAGGCCAAGCGCTATGCTGTGAACTTCCTGATGATCCCCAAGACGGGGTGCCTGGAAATGCGCTGCTTCGCGCCCACAACCGACCCGGAGGGGCTGGCTACGATCTCGCGGTTCGCCCGCGAGTTCTGCGTCGCCGGGCTTGTCACAGGGGAGCCACTACCCGATGTCATCGAGCGGAACGCCTTCACCTTCAATCGCTGGTTTCCGTTTGACGCCGGCCTGGAGAGTTCCTTCCATCGAACCAAGTTTCACGCCGACCGAAGCACCCCGAAGTGGGTCATTCTCGGCGCGAAGCGAGGCGGAGGATCGGCCGTGGATCGCCCCGTGGCCTGACGACTGGTGGGGCGATCTGAACCCCGACGCGGCGTGGACGCAGGGGGTGCGGTGATGATGAAAGTCAGAACGATCGTGAAGCCGTCCGGGGTCGCCGGGCTCGGCATGTTCGCCGCCGAGCCGATCCGCAAGGGACAGATCACGTGGATCCTCGAACCTGCGTTCGACCGCTTCTTCAAGCCCGCGCAGGTGAACGCGCTGGCCCCGATTGAGCGGGCGTGGTTCGAGACCTACTCGTTCGTCATGCGCTCGGGCGAGCACTGCCTTTGCGCGGACAACGACCGCTTCATCAACCACTGCCACGTCGCCCCGAACATCGACGGTACGGGGTCGTGGAAGGAGGTGGCGATGCGGGACATCGAGGAGGGGGAGGAGCTTCTGGTGGACTACCGGACGTTCGAGCCCGACTACTTCGCGCGGCGCGGCATCGACATGGCGACGTGGGGGCCGAAACAGGAAGGGGCGGAGGTTTCCCCCCGCCCCGTTCGCGTCGCCCGCTTTGCCTAGCGCGTTGCGGCCTTGAATGCGGCCTCGGCGGTGCGGATCGCCTTGGAGAAGTTCTCCATGCCGTCATTGACCCGGCCGTCGATGCTGATCACCCAGAGGCCGTCCCGCTTGAGGGCGTCGTAGGTGAAGCCGCGCACGTCGAGTACGTAGTGCCCCTTCCCGGCCTTCAGGAAGCCCGTGCGGATTTCCTCGGTGGTAAGGTGGGGCTGGGCGTCGCCGCTGTCCTTGGCCGTCTCCGGGGCCTTGGCGGGGGCTTCTTTGGCGGCTTTGGTCGGCTTCGGCGTCTTGGCCTTCTTCGGGGTCTTGGGCATGTCGGTCTCCTGGGTTGCGAAGTCGGTCTGCTTCAGGGCCACGAGGGCCTCGTCGAAGATGATGAAGGCGGCCTGCTCGTTGCGGGCTCCGAGGGCGGCGCGGACCGCGTGGTCGAGGCCGTTCTGCTCGGCGTAGTTCTGCAGGCGGCGGACGGCGGCGGCCTTGGTGGCCGAGCGGCCGAGGGTCGTTCCGGCGATCACCGAGGCCATGTGGTCGATCTGCTTCCGGTCTAGGATCGTCTCGTCGGTGTCGGCCTTGCCGGTGTCGAAGCCGCCCGGCGCGCCGAGGTCGTAGCGGGCGCGGAGGGCGTTGACCCCCGCCTCGATGAGGGCGTTGCGGTCCTTGCCCATTTGCTCGTGCAGGTTGGAGGGGTTGGAAAGCGCCTCGTGGGCGCGGGTGATGTCCGCCGCGTGGTCCCCTAGATCAGGGAAGCGGGCGGCGATCCGCAGGGCGGCCTTGATGTCGCCGGCGGCGTAGGCGGTCTTGAGGGTGTTGAGCTTCGTCTGCATCGGTCGTCTCCATGGGTTGGTTCGCAGTATCGGCTGCGTATCCAAGCACTTAGGCCGCTCCCTACACGAAGCAAGCAGTAATTTTCGGAAGGCGAAAAAATCATGGCGCAGACCGTGACGCGCGCCGCCCTGGCGAAAATGTGGGGCGTCAGCCGTGGGCGCGTGGACAACATGGTCGCCGCCGGGCAGCTCCCGGTGAAGGCGAACGGCAAGATCGACGTGGAGATCGCGACGGCGATCCGGCAGTCGATGGCGCCAGACCGGCTAGAGCAGGGGGCCAACGCCCGCCTCTCGAAGGCGGCGGAGCGCGGCGGGCCGGACCTCGACGTGATCGAGGGCGGAAAGCAGGAGCCGACGATCTACCGGGCGCGGACGGCCAAGGCGGTTCACGACGCCCGCATGGCCGAGATCAACGTCAAGAAGGCGCTGGGCGCGGTCGTGGACCGGGACGAGGTCAAGGCCGAGGCCCATGCCGCGGCGCGCGTGCTGGTGCAGCGGCTCCTCGCCATCCCGGCCCGCGTGGCGCCGGTCGTGGCGGTCGAGATCGACGACAGAAAATGCCGCGCGGTCATCGAGCAGGAAATCCGTCAGGTCATTGTGGAGTTTCAGGATATGCTCGCCGCGCTCTAAAACGGGGATTGGGGCGCAATGGGGGTCGTAATCGACGGACTGCGGGACGGGCTCCAACTGCCCCCCGACTACACCGTCTCGGAATGGGCCGACATGAACGTGCGGCTGCCGCTGGAGGCGGCCGAGCCTGGCCGCTGGCGCACCGACCGCGCGCCCTACCAGCGCGAGATGATGGACGTCCTGGCGGACCCGGACGTGCACACGGTCACGCTGCACACGAGCGCCCAGGTCGGCAAGACCGCCGTGGAGCTCAACGGCATCGGCTATTACATCCACCACAGCCCGGCCGCCATGCTGCGGCTGGACCCGACGCTCGAAATGGCCGAGGCCTTCTCGAAGGACAAGCTCGACCCGATCATCAGAAGCACGCCCGCCCTGGCGGAGCGCGTCGCCGGCGAGAAGTCCCGCTCGTCGTTCAACACCATCTACCACAAGCAGTTTCCGGGCGGCTCGCTGACCATCACGGGCGCCAACTCACCGACCTCCCTGCGCATGCGCTCGGTCAAGATCGTGTGGGCGGACGAGATTGACGCCTACCCGGCCTCGGTCGGGGACGAGGGCGACCCGATCCGTCTCGCCTACAAGCGCACGCAGACGTTCCGCTCCTCAGGGGCGAAGCTGGTCGTGGCCTCGACGCCGAAGCTCAAGGGGCTGTCGCGCATCGACAGCTTCTTTGAGCAGAGCGACAAGCGCTACTACTTCATCCCCTGCGCCGAGTGCGCCGAGTTCCAAAAGCTCGTGTGGGACAACGTGTTGTGGGACCGGGGCAAGCCCGAGACCGCCGCCTACGCCTGCCCGCACTGCGGCTCGCTCATGACCGACGCCGCGATCAAGCGGCAGGTCAAGCTCGGCCATTGGCGCGCGTCCGAGCCGTTCAACGGGCACGCGGGCTTCCATATCTGGCAAATCTACTCGCCGTGGAGCTCGCTTGAGGAGATCGTCAAGGACTACGAGGAGGCCAAGGACCGGCCGAACCTGCTGCAGACGTGGTGGAACGTCGTGCTGGGCGAGGCCTGGGACGGCGACGAGGCGCTCGGGGTCGAGATCCCGGAGCTGCTGCGCCGCCGCGAGCCCTACGCCGAGGACGAGCTGCCGACCGGCATCGCCATCCTGACGGCCGGGATCGACGTTCAGTCCGACCGCCTCGAAATGCTCGTCAAGGGCTACGGGGTGAAGGATGAGCAATGGATCGTGGCTTACTACGTGATCCACGGCGACCCGACCGCCGAGGGCGTCTGGCGGCTGCTCGAGGAGCAGCTCACCCGCACCTACACGCTCGCGGACGGCTTCCGCCTCCGCATCGAGGCGGCGGCGGTTGACAGCTCCTACAACACCCAGCGGGTCTACGATTTTGCAGCCCGCAACTGGCGCATGGGGCGGCAGTGGTTCGCCATCAAGGGCGTCGCCGGCCAGGGCGTCGTGGCGTGGTCGCGCTCTAAAATATCGCTCAAGGGCGGGGCCAAGCTCTACCTCGTCGGCATCGACGCGCTGAAGGAGGAGGTCTACGGGCGGCTCACGGTCGAGCAGCCCGGCCCCGGCTACCACCACGTGCCGATCTCGGACGCCTTCGGGCAGCCCTTCTTTGAGGGGCTGACAGCGGAGCGCGTCCGGACGGTCTACGACACCCGCGGTTACCCAAGGCGCGAGTGGTTCAACCCGCCCGGCGCCCGCAACGAGCCGCTGGATATGAGCGTCTACGCCGACGCCGCGCACAAGTCGCTCAACATCGACCACGCGGGGCGCATCGCCAACCGCAGCCCGAAGGCCAAGCTAGAGGACGTGGCCGCCGTGGCCGCGCTGTTCAAACGATGACCTGTCTTGAGGACTGCCAGAACCTCTACACCGCCTACCTGCAAATGCTTCAGGGCAAGACGAAGGTCCGCGTCCGCTACAACGACATGTGGGTCGAGTACCGAGGCAACTACGCCGGCGACATGGACCGGCTGCGAAACCTCTACATGACCCTGCGGCAGCAATGCCCGGACGCGCTTTCGGCTCTGCCCGATCTCTCGCCTGCCTACCGCGTGCAACGCGGGCCACCTGTGGGGTTGGACCATGCCTAACACCGTCACCGATCCGTGGACGCAGGGCACCCGCTTCGCCCAGGAGCTGATGCAGTACTCGCCCCGGCTCACCAACGCCGAGACGGACTGGGAGACGGACTGGCGGACGCAGAAGGCCCGCGCCCGCGACCTATCGAGCCGCGACGCCTACGGGCTCAACTCGGTCAAGATCAGCCAGGACGCGCTGATCGGCCGACACTTCCGGCTGTCGCTGCGGCCGCACTGGAAGGCGCTGGGGATCGACATCGAGGCGGCGCGCGAGTGGTCGCAGCTCGTCGAGGCAGAGTGGCGGCGCTACGCCGAGAGCGTCACCTTCGACGCCGACGCGCGGCGCATGAACACGTTCACGCTGATGATGCGGACGGTCGTGGGCGGCCTCAAGACGGACGGCGAGGTGCTGGCAACCATCCAGGCCAAGCCGGGCCACGCGGGCTACGTGACGTGCATGCAGCTCATCGAGCCCGAGCGGCTGCAGGCGCCCTCGGCCGACTACCCGCTCTGGAAGAACGCCCGCAACGGCGTCGAGCGCGACGACGTGGGCGAGCCCATCGCCTACCACATCCTCAAGCGCTACCCCGGCGACTACCGGGATCTGCGCGTCGGGGAGATCGAAAAGACCGAGCGGGTCCGGCGCTGGAACGACTGGGGGCGGCCGATTGTGCTGCACCTGTTCGACGACCCGCGCCCGAACATGTCGCGCGGGGTCTCGGGGTTCCTCGCCGTCGCCTCGCAAATGAAGATGCTCCAGACCTACTCGAAGGCGGAACTCGAGCGAAACCTGATCCAGGCCAGCATCGGTGCGGTTGTCGAAACCGAGATGAACTGGGAGGACGCGATGCGGACGGTCGGCGCGCAGGGCGCCGAGCAGTTTGGGAACAACCTGACCGCCGCCGCCATGGACCACCTCCGCCGCATCGCCCCGTGGCACGAGGAGATGGGTATCCGCGTCAACGGCTCCAAGGTCATGCATATGGTGCCGGGCGAGAAGCTTCACATGATCCAGCCGCAGGGCGCGGCGCTCAACTACGAGCAGTTCGAGCAGGCGATGCTCCGGCAATTCGCGGCCGGGCTCGACGTGCCCTACGAAAGCCTCGCGCGGAATTTCTCGGATACCTCGTACTCGGCGGCCCGCATGTCGCTGGCCGATATCTGGCGCTCCTACCTCACCTCACGGGAAATGATCTGCCAAAAGTTTGCAATGCCGTTTTTCGGCTGCTGGCTTGAGGAGGCCATTGTCGAGGGGCACGTGCCGATGCCGAACGGCTCGCAGGGCACGCTGGAGGCGTTCATCGCCAACCGGCACCACCTCGTCGCCGGGCGCTTTATCTCGTGGACCAAGCCGCTCATCGACCCCGTCAAGGAGCGGACGGCCCAGCAGATGGGCCTGATGATGGGTCTAACCACGGCCGAGGAGGAGGTTGCCGCGGACGGCGAGGACTACCTCGAAATCCTCGAGCAGCGTGCCTACGAGGTCAAGTTCCGCGACAGGCTCGGGCTCAACCCGCTTGGCGTGGACCCGACCATCGTTCCCGCCGGCGCGGCGGGCGCGATGCAGAAGGCCGAGGGGCACGGGGCGCAGACGAACTCGAGCGGATCGGCGGAGTAACCATGCACCAACTGCCATTGCTGGCCCAGCGGCTCTACAACACGCCGCTGTGGGCGAAGCCGCGCTTTGCGGAAACCGTCTCGTCGCTGCTGGCGGGGCGGATGGGCGTCAAGCCGATGCTCGACGCCGACCAGATCGACCGGGAGGCGCGCAACGTCTACGCGCCGATCATCGACAAGATGGGGGTGATGACCATCCCCGTCGTCGGCGGCCTGGCGCACCGGGGCGACGATCTCGACGCGATGTGCGGGATGCAGAGCTACACGAACCTGCAGAACACACTCGTGACTGCACTAGACGATACCCGTGTCAAGGGGTTTCTGCTTGACATCGACAGCCCCGGAGGCGAGGCGGCGGGGTGCCTCGAATTCGCGGACACGATCCTACAGGTCCGGAAGGAAAAGCCGGTGTGGGGGATCGCCAACGGGCAGGCGGCGTCGGCCGCTTATGCCATCGGCTGCTCCTGCGAGCGGCTCTACATGACGGCGACGGGCGAGGTTGGCTCGATCGGCGTCGTGGCTCTCCACGTCGATCACTCCAAGATGCTGGCAAACGAGGGTCTTGTCGTGACCTTCATTCACGCCGGCGCGCGGAAGGTGGACGGGAACTTTGCCGAGCCGCTCTCGGACGTTGCGAGGGCGGAATGGCAGGAGGCGGTTGAGTACTCCTACGAGCGCTTCGTCACGGCCGTTGCGCAGCGTAGGCCGATCTCGGCCGAGGAGATCCGGGCCACAGAGGCCCGCACCTACACCGCCGACAAGGCGGTGGCACTGAAGCTCGTCGATGGCGTCAGCAACTACGAGGCTGTGCGGCTGGAGATGGGCGAGAAGCTACGCACCCAAAAAGTCCAAGTGATCAACGGAAAGGCCGTGACCTATGGCTAACGTGGAAGGCCTCGACGAGGCAATGGCGCAGATGCGCGAGGAGGGAAGGGCGGCGGGCTACCGAGACGGCTACGCGGCCGGACGCTCGGACGCCAGCGCCATTCTCGGCAACCCGGAGGCCGAGGGCCGCCGGGAGCTGGCGGCGGCGATTGCCGCCAACGGCGCTATCACGCCCGAGCAGGCAGGCGCCATGCTCAAGGCGGCCCCCAAGGCCGACAAGGGCTACCTCGCGAAGATCGCGGGCGACGCCCCGACCCTCGGGACGACCGAGCAGCCCACCAGCGACGCCGACAAGATGGCGGCGCGCAAGGCGGAGCTGGGAAAACTCACCAAGGCCGTTTCGGCCGGCGCGCGGAGGTAAGTAGATGGCTCAGGCACATCCCGCTGGCGGTGGCAGCGTAAGCGCCATTGTCTACAACCAGATCCTGATGCCGGGTAAGGACCCGGTGTTCGCCCACTTCACGATCCTGACCGGCCTGACCCTCGTCAAGGGGTCGGTGCTCGGCGCGGTGTCGGCGTCGGGCAAGCTGAAGCTTTCGGCGGCGGCGGCCGGCGACGGCTCCGAGGTGCCGATGGCGATCCTGATGGAGGACCTCGACACGACCGCCGGCGACAAGGGCTTCCAGGTCCTTGTCGAGGGCTTCGTCAACGAAACCGCGCTCACCTTCGGGGCCGCGCACACCGCCGACACCGTTCGGCATAACCTGCGGGCTCAGGGCATCTACCTGACCGCGCCGCGCTTCGGCGCCGAGGCGTAAAGGAGAGCACCCACATGCCCGAGAGCATCAATCGCTACACCACCTGGGAGCTCGACGCGATGGTGTCCAATGTGGACCCGTCGTTCTCGTTCCTGGCCGATACTTTCTTCCCCGGCGAGCGCCAGTTCACGGGGGATTTCATCGAGTTCGACATCGTCGAGCACGGCCGGCACATGGCCCCGTTCGTCTCGCCCCTCGTTCAGGGCCAGCCGACCCGGCGCCACGGCTACCGGACCTTCCAGCTCAAGCCGGCGTATATCAAGATGTCCCACAAGGTCACCCCCGGCGACGGCTACAGCCGCCGCGCGGGCGAGGCCTACGGCGGCAGCCTCACGCCGATGCAGCGGCTGGACCTGGCGATGGCCGAGCAGATCGCGATCCACGACGACATGATCAACAATCGTCTCGAGTGGATGGCGGCTTCGGCTCTCGTTAACGGCACCATCGTTGTCACCGGCCCGGACTACCCGGCGCAGACCGTCAGCTTCGAGCGCAACTCGAACCTGTCGAACACCGTCGGCGTGGCCTGGGCGACGACAACTACCGCAACCCCCATCGACGACCTGCAGACGATGGCCGACCGCATCAACCTCTACTCGCGCGGCTCGGTTATGGATACGGTCGTGATGGGCGGGGCGGCCTACTCGAACGCCACGAAGAACTCGCAGTTCCGCGACCTGCTGGACCGCGATAAGAACCTGTCGCCGGGAACGCGCTTCGACGCCGGCCCGCGCTCGGGCACCCGGGAGGCGGTCTACCAGGGCCGCCTTTCCGGTAAGTGGGACCTGTGGACCTACGACGGCTACTACGAGGACGACAGCGGTGTTTCGACCCGCTTCGTCGCCGCCGACAAGGTCATCTGCGCCTGCCGGGGCGGCATCGAGGGCTCTAAGCTCTTTGGCGCCATCCAGGACATGGAGGCGGGGATGCAACCGATGAGGCACTACGTCAAGAGCCGCACGACCTGGGACCCGTCCGCCGAGGAGTGCCTGTCGCAGTCGGCGCCGATGATCAACGTCAAGCGCCCGAACTGCACGGCGGTGCTCGACGTCACGCCGTAGTGAAGCGTAAAGGCCCCCGTCGCCATAGGCGGGGGCCACCCCACCCCAGCCACATAGGAGGGCCGCATGGCCTACGATACGAACCGGACCACGGGCACCGTGGCGGCGGCCAAGGAGGTCGTCGAGGATAAGGGCGGCAAGCTCACCATCAAGACCGCCACGCAGAGCGTCGATCTTTCCGACGCCGACAAGGCGTATCTGCTCGCACAGGGGATCGTCAGCTAATGAAGGACGTAACGGTTGAGGTCATCAAGCCGTTCTCGCACACTTACCCAGTCACCGACAGCCTTGGCGACTTCGTCGAGGAGCGGATGGTGCCGGGTAAGGACGGCTTCCCGGTCAAGCGGCCGGTCGCGTTCAAGCGCATCGAGGGGCTGGTGGACTACGTCCGCCCCAAGCAGGACGGGACGCCCGAACTCGTCACCAAGGGGACGGGGCTGATCACCATCCCCAAGGAGCAGGCCGACATCCTGATTGCCAGGGGCCTCGTGCGGGCCGTAGGGACGGCGCCAGGGGCCGCCGATGATCAGGAGGCGTATATCGCCCCGCCGCCCGCTACCGCCCGCCGTGGGCGTCCCCGGCCCGAGCCCGTGCCCGTCGATTGAGATACCGCCGCCGGCCGCGCCCCGTAGGCCGGCGGCGGGGTAGGCGGCGGCGGTCTATGTCGTGATGACCCGTCGTGGGCAGGGATTGCCGCCGCCGATACTGCAACGAGGAGCCTCCCATGGCAACCGCCTACACGAACCGCCGCGTGCAAATCGCGGCCGACGACCCGACCGTGGCGATCACGACGGCGCCCGTAAACCCGCCGGCGGTCGGCACCGTGCTGATCCGGGCGGGCGACATTATCGACGTCGGGCTCGACTGGACGCTCTGGTGCCGGGGCAACGACGCGTCCCTCAAGGCGGCGGGGTCAACCTGGGCGGCGCACGGCTCCTCGCCGGACGCGCCTACGGTCTCATCGAGCGGCATCGACAGCGACCGCAAGCACACCGTCGCCGTTCTAGACGCCAGCGCCGCCGTCGTGGGCGATACCTACTGGCTGGTCAACACCGTCGTGTTCGAGGACGCCTCGACGGACGGCGCCTACGATTTTCCCGACCGGACGCTCAAGCGCACGCTCTACGTGATCGTGACCGCGTGAGCTGGGCCGAGGCTGCCGCCGAGCTTTCCCTGGCGGTGGGCGACGAGTTCTCGCGAACCGTCACCCTCGTTCCGATGACGCGCCCGCCGAACGCCCGGCCACTCCCGGACCCGCTCCGGCCGCCGGTCGAGACGCGGGCGATCTTCGACGATCCCATGGCGCAGGACCGCCTCAACATGGAGGAGGTGAAGGTCCAAACCCAAACCCCCTACGTCTCGCTGATGGCCGAGGACCTGCCCTACGCGCTCGTGCAGGGCGACCACGTGCTGATCGACGGCGCCCGCTACGAGATCACCAACAAGCGGCGCGAAATCTACGGGCGGGCGGCCTACGCGCTCGTGATGGTGGCCTAGATGCTCAAGCGCATTCAAATCCGCAGCGCCATCGTCGCCGCGCTCAGCGCCGCCGCCGCGCCCTACCCGACGCTCGCCGGGCCGCAGGTCTTCGACAGCCGGCTCGACAATATCTGGGACCAGACACCCGAGGGGCCGATGCCCGCGGTGCTGGTCTACACCGACGACGACGACCAGGACCTTCTCGATACCGCCTCCGGGCGCGGCGCCTACGCGCGCAAGCTGACGGTCTGCATCGAACTCGTCGTCGGCTCATTCTCCTCGGGCGAGCTGGCCGAGTTCAACCTCGCCCAAACCGATCCGGAGATGGAGGCGCTGCTCGATATCCTCGAGTGGCAGGTTTGGAACGCGCTCAACGACCCGCTCTCGGACGCCGCCACCACGCTCATGAACCTCCACAAGGGGTGGATGTCGTGGAACTCCTCGGCCGCCCGCTCGGGCGACAAGCAGCAGCGCCTGGCCGCCCGGCGGATCACGGCGTCGCTCCGGGTCGCGCAGGAGTGCGTGATGCCGGTGGACTTCGACGACACGGTGCAGCCCGACGCCATCGACCCGGCCACGCCGCTGTTCGATGCGGACTACCTCGGGCCGCTATCGGATCTCCTGCTCGGCCGCGAGGACTTGGCGGGCGTCGTTGACATGATCCGCTGGCAGCAGGGCGGGCCGGTGCCCGCCGCGCGGGTGCTCGAGCGCGGCTTCAAGATCGTGTTCAGGGCTGACTTTATCGACCCGGCGGACCCGAACCGTCTGCCGCCGGGGGAGACCAAGGGGCCGGACGGACGGGTCGAAGTCGTGTTTTCCACCAACGTTTGAGAGAGGCACATGAGGATCAAGGTCAAACCGGCGCGGCCGGGCCTGATCGTGCGCGACCCCGCTAACGGCTTCGCCATCATCCCGGATGGCGGCGCCGAGGTCGAGCGCACGTCGTCGATCATTCGGCGCATCAACGATGGCGATCTCGTCATTGTCGAGAAGCCGGCCAAGAAGGACAAGGAGTGATCTAGATGGCTGTGCAGTTCAATGTCGTTCCTGGCAATTGGCGCGTGCCGCTTTTTACCGCCGAAATCAACCCGATGCAGACGCCCTACCAGAGCACGGGGCGGCTCCTGCTGATCGGGCAGAAGCTCACAGCAGGGACGGCGGTCGCCAATGCGCCGATCCAGCTCACCGAGCGCCCGGTCGGGCTGTTCGGTGACAACTCGATGCTGCTGCGTATGTACGACGTCGCCCGCCTCAACGCCCCGGTGCAGGAGATTTGGGGGCTGCCGGTGGACGATCTCGGCGGCGGCACCGCGGCGACCATGACCATCACGGCGGTCGGCGCCCCGGTCGCGGTCGATACCACGCTGACGATCTACATCGCCGGCGTGCGCGTGCGGTGCGCGGCCTACACCACCGACACCAACGCGGCGCTCGCAACCCGCCTCAAGGCGGCCATCGACGCCACGGCTGGCCTCCCCGTCACGGCGGGCGTTCCCGCCGGTGCGGTGATCACCCTGACGGCCCGCCACAAGGGCACGCTCGGGAACTCGATCCGCCTCGACTACGGCCTCGACGCTACCGAGGCGGCGCTGGGCCGAGATCAGTTCACCTTCGCCCAGCCGGTCAACGGCGCCGGCGACCCGGACCTCGCAACCGCCCTCGCCAACCTCTCGGACGAGGCCTACGACTGGATCGCCTGCCCCTACAACGACACAACGAACCTCAACACGCTGGCGACGTTCCTGAACGGCGTCGCCGGTCGCTGGTCGCCGTTCCAGCAGCTCTACGGGCACGCCTTCACGGTCAAGAACGACACGGTGGCGAACCTCAGCACGTTCGGCAACGGCCGCAACGACCCGCATATCACGGCGCTGGGCATCTACAAATCCCCGTCTCCGGCCTACGAGTGGGTGGCGGCGCTCGCGGCCGTGGCGGCATCGCACCTGCAGGACGCGCCGGAGCTTTCCCGGCCGCTGCATACGCTGCCGCTGACCGGCATCCAGGCGCCGCGCGACGTTGCGGACCGCCCGGACATCACCGACCGGCAGACGCTGTACTACGACGGCATCGCCAGCTACCACGTCGGCCGCGACGGAACGGTCCGCCTGGATCGCGTCATCACGCTCTACCAGCTCAACGACTGGGGGAGCCCGGACGCGTCGTGGCTCGACGTCAACACGCTCGCGCAGAACATGTATGCCATCCGCTACCTCAAGGCCAAGATCACGGGCATTTGGGGCCGGGCGGCGCTGCGCGACGAGAACCCGGGAGGCGTCCAGGGCGTCGCCACCCCGGACGACATCCGCGACACGATCCTTCACGGCTACCGCGAGCTTTCGCTGCTCAACGTGGTCGAGAACGAGGATCTGTTCGCGGCGCAGCTCATCGTCGAGCGCAATCAGGTGGACGCGACGCGGGTGGACGTGTTCCTCCCCGCCGATCAGGTCAACCAGCTCAACGTGATCGCGGTGAACTACTCGTCCTACCTGCAGTACGGCATCCCGAACGCCTGAGGAGATTAGCAAATGGCTATCGACTGCTGCGACAACTCGGGCGGCCGGGTGGAGCTCAAGATCAACGGCAAGCTCTACCGCGCGCGAGGATCCTTTACGATCCGCCCTACGGCGTTCAGCCGCGAGGCGGGCTCCAACTCGGACGGCTCGATTTACGTCACCACGAAGGCCGAGCCGGCCGAGGTCGAGTTCACCCTGTCGGACCGCTGCGGGCTCAACATCGGTGAGGTGACGGCCGGGTGCCACATCGACGCCACCATCCGCGTCATCGACATGCGCAAGACATGGCTTTTCTCGATGGCCTCGGTCGTCGGGCGGCCCGAGTACGACAGCGAGAGCGGCGAAATCCGCGGCCTCAAACTCGTCTCGGGTAATGTGCGGGTAGTGTAGAGACCAGGGTTCTGCGTGGGGCGGCCTTCGGGTCGCCCCTTATCGTTTATCAACGGGGACACCAACCATGAACGCGCCTGTGAAACAGCCTATTGCGGACGATCCAAAGGTCATCGCGCTCCGCCAGCCGATCACCACCCACGCGGGCTCGACGAACAAGCTCGTGATGCGCGAGCCGACCGCGATGGACTTCGTCGAGATCAACGCGCTGCCCTTCGAGATCATCATGCAGGGCGACCAGCGCGACATCAAATTCAACTTCAAGGTCGGGCTGCAGTGGCTCTCGCGCCTGACGGGCGTAGGCGAGATGGAGCTGCACGCGATGGGCAAGACGGACTTTCTGACGTCGCTCGGCAAGGTGGCGAACATCGTCATCCTTGAGGGCTCGCCCGATCCAAAAAACTAACAGCGCTGATCGAGGACCTGGTGTTCGGGTTCGCGTTCCCCGGTGAGAAGCTGCTCAGGATGAGACCGACGAGGATCATCTGGTGGCACCAGCGCGCGCACGCCTACCGGAGGCGCATGGAACAGAGGTGACGGCATGGCGACCCTGACAACCTATGCCGTCATCCAGGGCGTCGATCGGCTGACGGGTCCGCTGCGGGGCATGGCCTCGCAGGTCCGGGCGATGAATAACGGGCTCATGACGGCCGGGCGCTCCGCGACCCGGGTGGGCCGTGACTTCACGATGGGCTTCACGCTGCCGGCGGCGCTGGGCCTTGCCGCCGTGCTGCGCGAGGCGAAGGAGTTCTCGAAGTTCGAGCTCGGCGTGTCGATTGCGCAGATCGACGACAAGGCGCTCGCGGCGGCGGACGGCTTCGAGAAGATCAAGCAGAACACGAAGAAGATCAGGGCCGACGTCCTTGACATCGCGAAGCAAATCGGCGTCAGCCCGACCCGGCTGATGGCCGGCGCCGAGGCCGTCGTCAAGATGGGCATCGACAGCAACGTCTCGGCTCAGTACTCGAAGTTTTCCGCCCGCCTCAGCATGGCCGATCCGAACTTCGCCATCGAGGACGCCGCCGAGTTCCTCGGCGTCATGGGCAAGATATGGAAGTTCCCGGCCGACGCTACGGCGCACGCCAACCGGCTCGAGGTCACGGCGAACCGGATTGCGCTCGCGGCGAACAAATCTCGTTTGTCGGTCGGGTCGCTGCAGGAGGGCGTTCGGCAGTTTGCCCCGCTCTCGGCGGCGCTCGGCGTCTCGGAGCAGGACAGCTACTCGCTGCTCGCTGGCGGCGTCAACGCGGGCTTCGGCGCGACCGAGGTCGGCACGGCGTTGAAGTCCACACTGATCCGCTTCACCAAGCCGAACCGCGACGCCTACTCGATCTACGACCAGCTCAAGATCAATCGCGGCGACTTCATCGACTTCTCGGCGGCGGCGCCGGAAAAGGTCATGAGCATTCTCGGGTCGCAGAACCCGGGCGTGTTCTCGCCCAAGGAGCGGCAGAAGCTCCTCAAGACGCTGCGCCAGGGCTCGGCCGGCGGGCTGATGAACGATCCCGGCTTCACCGACAAGATGCTCGGCCAGCTCTACAAGGCGGCCGGGGCGAGCAACGAGGAGGACCGCGACCGGCTAACCGAGGGCTACCTGCAGGCGGTCAACCAGGGCGGCGGTAACGTTAACATCGTCGGGCTGTTCGCGAAGCTCAAGGAAAGGGGCGTTTCGCTCCCGCAGCTTTCGACCATGTTTGAGGGCCGGCACGCGGCGCGCCTCATGGCGATGATTGAGCACATCGACGACATCAAGGAGTTGTCGAAGGTGCTGGCCGAGGCCGGGCCGCTCACGCTTGAGAAGATCAACGAGCTCTACAACGACAGCCTCTACGGCCAGCTCGAGCAGACGGCGGCGGCCTGGGAGCGGCTGACGATCACGATGGCCGATACCGGTGTCTTCCGGACGGTGACCGAGATCTTCCACGACCTTTCGGAAGCCCTCGCGAGCATGGACCCGGCGACGGTTGCTCTGCTGACCAAGGGCATTCTTGGGCTGGCGGCGGTCGGGCCGGCGCTCTGGGTCGCGGGGAGCGGTCTGCGGCTGATCGGCGGCACCATAGGTCTCCTCGGGACGCGCTTCGGCGTTGCCCGGCTGGCGCAGAACGCGGCGGCGATGGGCGACATGGCGCTGGCGACGCGCCTGGCCGCGGGGTCGTTCTCGCTGCTGCGCGCGTCCCTCGTCGGGGCGGCCATCACGGGGGCGGCGTGGTTCGCCTACGAGAACTGGGACACCCTGGTTGCGGGCGCGGCGGCTTTCACCGCCGAGCTTAACAAGGGTCTCGGCTCGCCCGAGACGCAGGCGCAATGGGCGGAGTTCACGAAGAACATGGACGCCGCCGCGCAGGCGTTCAAGGACCTGACCGGCTGGGAGCTTCCCGATAGCGCCAACACGGCCTGGATCGACGCCAACACGGCCGCCGCGAGGCACCTCGCGAACGCCCTGCAGATGGCACTGATCTTCGCCAACGGCATCGCGCGGCTGATGGGCACCATCAGCGGCGGGGTGGATACGTCGGACGCCTACACGGAGAGCTTCGGTCGGGGCAAGGCGGGGGCGCCCTCCATCGGCGGCGGCGTGCTCGACGCGCCATCGCTGAACGTGCCCGCGCCCAGCTCGCAGCCGTTCACGGGGTCGCAGATGAGCGACACGAAGGAGCCGGTCGCACGCATCAACATGGACACCATCAAGAGCTTCCTGACCGGCTGGATCAACGTGAAGGTCAGCGGCAAGGTTGATGGGGCCACGACGACAACGACGGCCACCGGGGCGCTCTCCGGTGACGCAAAGAACGTGAAAATGAACACCGGCGTCTCGATGCCGGACGTGAAGCCGAACGGGTTCTAAAGGTAGGATTATCCTACCTTGAGAGGAGGCGGGCGTGGCGGAATGCAGGGACTGGGCATCAACGCTGCGCCGCGCCTCTTATCGCGGCGTCTCGTTCTTCGTCGAGACGGACGACGTAGCAACCGGCCGCCGGGTGGTGGTGCACGAGTATCCGCACCGCGACGACCCCTACATCGAGGACCTCGGGCGCAAGGCAAACACCATCCAGGTGAGCGCCTACGTCACGGGGACCGATGTCGAGGCGCAGGAGGCGTCGCTTAGGGCCGCCTGCGGCCTGCCGGGGCCGGGCCAGCTCACGATCCCGCTCGGCCGCTACCTCGTGCACTGCCAGGACTGCTCGCGGAACTTCAACAAGGACCGCTTGGGTTATGTGGCGTTCTCGCTCTCGTTCGTGCGCGACGGGACCGCCGCCGGGCCGTTCCCGCTCGGGTCGTTCCTGCGGGCCGTCGAGTTCGGGCTGGCGGAGCTGCTCGCCCCGCTTCGGGCGGCGGTGTCGCTCTCCTACTCGACGGTCAAAATGCCGTCGTTCGTGGCCGAGGCCGGGGCCGCCCGGCTGCGTGAGATCGCGGTGGCGCTCGAGGACGGGCGCCGCCGGACCACCACGAGCGGCGACGCGGCCAGCGAGTGGCGCGAGGCCATTGTCGATCTCTACGGCGAGGCCACGACGCTCGCGGTCGCCGGGTCGGCCGGGCGCGCCTGGACGACGACCAGTGTTTCATCCGGCACCATCGAGGTTTCGACCGACGACATGGTGGACGCGGTATGGGGGGCGGTCGCGCTCGTCAACGAGGCGGCCGAGCCTGACGATGCCGAGCGGCTGCTGCGGTCGCTGATCGAGTTCGGCGTCGACTGGGAGGTTCCCGATCTCACGACCGATGCCCGGGTGCGCGAGGCGGCCAACGACGAGACGCTCGGGGCGCTGGTGCGCGTCGCCGTGATGGCCCAGTGGATCAACGCCATGATGGCGCGGACCTACGCCGACCGCCCCGCCGGGAAGCAGGCGTTGGCCGACGTTGCCGAGTACGTGGACAACGAGCTGATGCGGCTCTCGACGTGGCAGCAGTACGACGTCTACAGCCAGATTGCCGACTTGCGCAAACGCGCAATTGCCTACTTCCAGCGGCTGATCACCGACCTCGCGCCGGTCATCACACTTGAGACGTCGGCGCGGATGCCGTCGCTCTACTGGGCCTGCCGCCTCTACGACGACGCCGGCCGGGCGCAGGAGCTGGCCGACCGCAACAAGGCGATCCACCCCTCGTTCCTGCCCGAGAACTTCGAGGCGCTCGCGCAATGACCGACAACGTCGAAATCGTGACCGTCGAGGCCAACGGCGTGCCCTACGCCGGCTGGAAGTCGATGCGGGTCCACTACGCCATCCGCGAGGCGGCGCGGACCTTCACGCTGACGACGACGGAGAAGTCGATCATCTTCGCGACCGAGTGGGCGTTCCCGCCGGGCACGCCGATCAAGATCTACACGAACGAGGATCTGCTGATCGACGGCTACGTGAACTCGTATGCGCCGGACATCAACGCGACCGACCACGGCATCACGATTGAGGGGCGGAGCGCCGCGCAGGACATCTGCGACTGCGCCGCCGTCTCCGACACCGGGTTCTGGGAAAACAAGAGCATCGACGAGATCGCCAAGGACCTCGACAAGTTCGGGGTCGGCGTGACGGCCGATGTGACGCTGCCGAAAATCCCGATGTTCAATCTGTACCAGGGCGAGACGGCCTTCGAGGCCATCGAGCGCGGGATGCGCCCGCACGGCGTCACGGCGATGGGCGAGGCGCGCGGGATCAAGATCACCAACGCCACGAAGGCCAAGCGTCACAGCACGCCTATTGTCGAGGGCGTGAATATGCTGACCGGCAAGGCGACGATCACCGACCACAACCGGCACTCGGAGGTGAAGGTGAAGGGCCAGCGGCGCCACGGCACCGAGGACGAGGACCTGCAAATCGAGGAGACCTACCCGGACCCGGGCGTCAAGCGTTACCGGCCGAAGATCCTCGTGGCCGAGGGCGACACCGACAAGGGGCGGGCGCGCGAGCGCGCGAAGCACGAGGCGAGCCGGTCGAAGGGGTTCTCGATCAAGGCCGATCTCACCACCCAGGGCTTCCGCGACGACGCGGGCAAGCTCTGGATGCCGAACCACCTCGTGTTCGTGCAGTCCCCGACGCTAAAGATTTCCGGCGACATGCTGATCGAGACGGTGGAGCTCGCCCAGGACGAGGGCGGCTCGATTGCCTCGCTCAATACGGTCAACGCGGCGGCCTACCAGGGCGACGGCGGCTCAAACGAAAGCTCGGGGGAGTGGCAGTGATGTTCTACGGCGATGCGCATATCGGCCGCTCGGTAATGCGGCGGGTCAAGGTCGTCGAGGTGGACGACGCGGACGGCATTCAGAAGGTCACGGTGCAGGGGCTCAAGGGCGAGTACTTCAAAATGCCCTACCGGGGGCAGCCGCACGGCATGTCGTCGGTCCCGGAGGTGGGGATGGTCGGCTACGTGTTCATGGCGAGCGGGCGGCCCGACCAGGCGTTCCTGATGGGGCTCGAGGATCCGGAGCTCCGCCCCAAGGACAAGGTCGGCGGCGAGACCCGCATCTACGGCAAGCACGAGAACCTCGCTGAGTTCGACGATAATGGAAACATCCTCCTCCACTCCCCGAACGGGATAATTCATCTGAACCCGCCATGAGAACACCCACCGGACCGACCCTCAAGAGCATGTTCCTCTACAATCCGATCACGGGCCGCCTAACGTGGAAGTCATGCCGGGCGACAAACGTAATACCCGGCGACGAGGCCGGGTGCGAATTCAACAGCGGCACGAAGCGTTACCGGGTCGTCAACATCGGCAAGCGGCTGCATCTGGCTCACCGGCTCATTTGGTCGCTGGTGAACGGCAGCATCGAAGACGCCGACATCATCGACCATATCGACGGCGACGGGCTCAACAACCGGATTGCCAACCTTCGGCTCGTGTCGAAACGAACGAATGCTCTTAACGGCGGCGCGCGGCGGGACAACACGTCGGGCGTCCGAGGCGTGACGTTCGACCGGTCGCGAATGAAATGGGCGGCGTTCGGCACTGACATGGGGCGCCGGGTCCATCTCGGCCGCTTCGTAACCATCGAGGAGGCGCGGGATGCAAGAGCAAACTGGGATCGTCAGCAAGTCCCCTGATAAAGCCGACGCTATGGCGGCTGTCGTGGCCCAGGACGGCATTTCGTCCGTCGAGGCGGCGCTGGTAGCGCAGATGGTCGGGCCGCCCGCCATGGTCGTGCGCGGGCCGTTCTCGCCTGCCGAGCGGGTCATGATGCATTCCATCGCGAGCCGGGCGGTGGCGACCTACGCCCACATGATCCACGACCTCTACGCGAGCGACCCGAACGGCGGCCCGCTCGATCCTAAGGGCTGCATCGCGACGATGATGGTCAAGCTCCGTCGCAAGCTGCGGGAGCGCGGCGTTCACATCACGACGTGGCGCGGCGAGGGATACTGCGTCACGGACGAAATGCGGGGGGCGCTCAAACGGCTCCTCGAGGTGACGCGGGCGGGGGGATTTGAGCATGCCATTGATCTGCCGCCTCGGTGATACCTCCACGCACGGCGGCGCCATCGTCACGTCCGCCGACATATCGCTCTGCGAGGGCGCCAAGATCGCCCGCCACACCGACATTCTCGACTGCCCCATCCACGGCCCGAACCCCATCGTCACGCACTCATCGAAAATGTGGTGCGAGGGGCTCGAGGTCGCGCGGCACGGCGACAGCACGGCCTGCGGGGCGGCGCTGATTAGCGGGGCGAACAAGAGCTACGACGAGTGACGGAAAGCCAAAGTCGCCAAAGTTTCTTATAGGGGCACTCAATGGTCACGGTCCGCATCCGCGAGAACGAGGCGTGCCTGCCGGACCAGTTCCTCCTGTGGGATAGCGTCTGGATCAACATCGTCAACGCGTCGGGCGGCTACTGCGACTGGCTGATGGCGGGCGCGGACGACGCGGCCGAGGCGCGCGGCGGGCTCCGCTCGGCGGCCGGCCTACACACCGCGACGCTCATCTGCCTGTTCACCGACCGGCGGCTGCCGAAGGACCAGCGCAGCCCGCGCGGCGACGGCGACCCGCGCGGCTGGTGGGGCGATAGCGTGCGGCTCGACGACGAGCCCGACGTGCCTCTCGGCTCCCTGCTGTGGACGCTCGCGCGCGGCACCCTCGACGCCGACACGGCGCGCACGGCGCAGGACTACTGCGAGGACGCGCTGCTGACCCTGATCGACCAGGGCGCGGTGGCGAGTACCACGGTCACCACGGAGATCAACGCCCAGCTCGGGGTGCTCGCGATCAACGTCGCGCACTACTCGCAGGCGGGCGACCTCATCTACGACCAGAGATTTGACCTGCTCTGGCGGCAGGCCGCCGCGAACCCACAAATGAATTACATCGGAGCTGGCTGATGGCCTGGACCATTCCGACCCTGCGAGAGATGGCCGAGCGCGCGGCCTCCTCGTTCAACGCGAATTTGCGCGGCGCCGACGCGAAGCTCTTTCCGAACAACGTCTACGTCAGCGCCAAGGTCATCGCGGGAGCGGTGTGGGAGGGGCTGTCGTTCGTCGCCTACATCAAGAGGCAGATCTTCGTTCACTCGGCGGACGGCGAGCACCTTGACAAGCACGCGACCGACTACGGCATGGCGCGCCTGGCCGCGACCTACGCCTCCGGCTACGTCGAGCTTACGGGCGTTGACGGAACGACGATTGCGGCGGGCGAGCTCCTGCAGCGAACGGACGGCGCGCGCTACACGATCACGGGCGGCGGAACCGTCGCCGCCGGGGTCGTCTCGGTGCTCGTGCAGGCCGACACCGCGGGATCGGCGGGCAATAGCGTCTCGGGCGTGGCGATGTCGCTGGTGACCCCAACGGTCGGCTTCGACGGCACCGGCACGGTAGAGGCGGACGGCATCGGCGGCGGCGCCGACACCGAAAGCGACGAGGCGCTGCGCACGCGCCTGTTGCAGAGAAAGCAGAACCCCCCGCGCGGCGGCTCGACGGCCGACTACGTGGCCTGGGCGCTCGCGGTCAATGGCGTCTCCGATGTCTACGTGGACCCGATCACGCTCACCAACGGCCGGACCTCGGTCGGGGTCTGGTTCCTGATGTGGGGCGTCTACCCGAACGGCATCCCGCAGGGCGCCGACGTCACGAATGTTGAGGCCTACATCGACAGCCAGCGCCCGGCCGGCGCGGTCGTGTCGGTCGCGGCGCCCACAGCGGTCACCGTCGCCGTCACGGCAACCAACGTCTCGCCGCTGACCGCGGACGTCATCGACGCCATCAACATCGCGCTGGCGGACCTGTTCCGCCGCGCCGTGCGCGTCTCGACCGTCGAGGAGCCCTACAAGCTGTGGCGCTCGCAGATCAGCGAGGCCATCGCCACCGCCACCGGTGAGGACCACCACGTGCTGACGGTCCCCGCTACCGATGTCACCTACACCACCGGGCAATACCCGGTCCTTGGAACGGTAACGCTCTCATGACCGACTGCGTGATCGAGCGCCGCCCCTTCTTCTGCCCAACGAAGTGGATGCTCTGGCGGCAAATCCTGGCCCTGCTGCCGCCCGGCCGCGCCTGGCAGACGCACGAGGAGTTCGGCGCCTACCCGGACGACGTGGAGCCCGACCTCGACCAGCTCACCGTCATGCAGCAGTACTGGGCGGGCTTTGCCGAGGTGCTCGCCTACCTGCACGAGCGGGCGTGCACGCTTCTCGACGAAATGTTCTGCTCGACCGTCTCGGATACGCTGGCCGAGTGGATGATCGACCTCGGGATGCCGGGCGAGTGCGAGAGCTACGACAACATCTGCGAGAAGCTCATCGACGCCGGCGGCGCCCGCTGCGAGGACCTTGTTGAGGCGGCGGCCCGTCGAGGGTGGGTGATTACTTGCCGCGATTGCAACGGCGTCCAGACGGCGACGGCGGACTGCTCCTACGCCGACTGCGCCTCGGAGTGCATATGCCCGAACGGCTCCATATGGATCACCATCGACACGGCCGCGAGCACGGCCTACGTCGCGCCGGAGCGGCCCCGCTTGCGGGCGCGATGCGGGCGGGCGCGCTGCAACCGGATGTGCGACCCGGACACGTCGGCGCTCGAGTGCATCATTGATCGCATCCGGCACGCCCACCTGAAAATCACCTACGAGGTCGCCTGATGACGACGAACATTCTTGGCCCCGGCCACTACGCCGACACGGGCGAGACGACATCGCGCCCGGCGCACGCCGCGCCGCTAGACGCTGTCAATCACACGTGGTTCCAGGAGTGTAACCTTCCCGGCACGCCTGGCACGTCTGTGGACGCGCTGTGGGCGAACGGCCTGATGGCGCAGCTCCGGAACGTCATCGTCAAGTCGGGCGCTGATCAGTTCGCCAGCGGCGCCGACACCGACGACATGACGGGCGAGAGCATCGCCCGCTACGCCTCCGGGGCGATCTACTGCACGGACGGCGGCGCGGCGAACGCGGCCGTTCTTTCGCTCACCGGGACTTTCGTCAAGCCCCGCGCCTACTTCGACGGCATGGAGGTGCAGTTCAACCCGGCGGCGGTCAATACCGGCGCGGCGACGGCGGCGGCGTTCGGCTTGGCGGCCAAGAGCATCGTCAAGGTGAGCGGCGCGGTGTTGACCGGCGGCGAGCTGCGTCCGCCGACCGTGCTGCGCTACAACCTCGCGACCGACAAGTGGATCCTCATGCCCTGGTCGGGGCTGCAATTCTCACTCGAGAGTGCGCGCTATCGGCTGACGCCGGCGCAGACCTATGTCGGCGGTGCGGGCGCCTTCCAGACGCTCTCCAACTGGTCGGGTACCGATCCTTCCTTCGGGGCGATGGCGGCCGGTGCGTTCACGCTCTCGCGAGCCGGCACCTACATTTTCGAGGCCTCGCTGACATCAGACTGGGCCAACCCCTTCACGGTCAACCTGCAGACGGACACGACGGAGGTCACGGCGCTCGGCTACAGCGTCGGCGGGGCGAGCTCGGGCTGCTCGGCGTCGGTGACCGTCTCCAAGGCGATCAAGGGTCAAGTCTTCAAGGCGCTAGCGTTCTTCAATGGTGCCGGCAATCCCGTCGCCAAGGTGGGCAACGTGTTCGCGGGCTTCACCGGCTACACGCAGCTCACCGTTTCACGCATTGGGGACTGATCCATGGTCAACTCATTCGGTCCCGGCTACACCGCGACGGCGAACGAAACGACGACGCCGCCGACCCAGCCGGCCGTGCTTCAGGCTACCGACAGCTTCTTCGTGCCGTGCAACCCGGCGAACCCGGCGAGCGGCACGCGGATCGAGAGCGACTGGCTCAACCTGCTCGTCGGCAATCTTCGGCGCTTCGTTCGTGGCTCGCAGTCGGCCGAGGGGAGCGCGTCTTACCTGGCGCTCGCGGACGCGGCGGCTCGATACGCCTCGCGCGGCGTGTTCGGGACGGGCGGTGGCACGGCCAACGCGCAGACCGTCACCGTCATCGACACCGGCACGACGGGAACCGTGGTCGCGCCGCAAGCTCTCTTTGACGGCATGATCGTGGAGTGGGTCGCGTCGGTCGGCAATACCGGGGCGGCCACGCTGGCGGCCTGGGGCCTCACCGCGAAGAACCTGAGGGACCGTGGTGGCAACGCGCTGATCGGCTACGAGATCGTCGCCGGCGAGCTCTGCCGGGCGCGCTACGTGCTCGGCTCCGATGAATTCCGCCTGTTCGGGGTGGATGCGAACCGGGCCGCCATCGCCACGACGAGCGGCACGTCGCAGGAGTACACGAACATCCCGCCGTGGACGCGCGAGTTCGAGCTCGTCATGAACGCCTGCTCTGTAAGCGGTACCTCGCCTATGACGATACAGCTCGGAGATGCGGGCGGCTACGAGACGAGCGCCTACACGACCTGGGGCGGCGCTCTGCAGGCGTCGTCGGCCGTGGTGCGCTATACCGTCGGTTTCGGTCTCGCCTCGGCGCTGGCGGCGACCGCGCTCACCGGGCGCATCAACTTCCGCCTTGTAGACCCGACCGCGAACACATGGTTTGTCATGGGGCAGTTCGGATTCGTGTCGAATGACACGATGGGGCAGGTCGCCGGGTTCAAGTCGCTGTCTCAACCCCTTGACCGCATCCGCCTCACGACCGAGGGCGGGGCGAACACGCTCGACGCCGGGTCAATGCAGCTCATCCTCAAGCGCACCTAAGGAAGCCCCCATGCCCTTCATTGCCGACTACGCTTTTGACGCGCTGCTCGCGAAAATCATCGAGGGGACGCGGCTCGACATCTGCTCGAGCGAGCCCGCCACCTACGCCGCCGCGACCGGCGCCGCGTCGCTCGGCAACGACGTGACCGTTTCTGTCGGGGCGGCGGGCAACCGAACCCCGAACGGGCGCGAGGTTACCGTGCCCGCCACAAGCGGCAACGTCACCGCCACGAACACCGCCACGCACTGGGCGCTCACCGACCCGGCGAACTCGCGGCTGCTTGCCACGGGCGCGCTTTCTGCCAGCCAGGCCGTCACGAGCGGCAACACCTTCGCGTGCGCCGCCTTCGCCATTGGCGTGCCGGACGCTGTCTGATTGGAGCTGCCATGACCATCACGACACGGGACGGCCTGATCAGCGCGCTGGGGAACAACTCGACGCGCCTCATCATGGACAAGGCGCAAATCTCGAACACAGCCGCCGCGCAGTATCACTCGCTTTGGCGCGCGACGGGGCAGCCCGGACAGGGCGCGATCCCCGGTGCGGCGGCGTCTTGCGATAACACGCTGCTCGGGTGCTTCGGGTTCAATCAGCAGACACCGCCCGCCACGAGCTACCTGGCAAATCTCGAAGCGGTGATGACCAACGCCTCGATGACGCTGGAAATCCATGACCGGCTCGCGCACATGGGCGGCCTGAGCGGAACGTCGGTCGCGGCGCAGACGGTCAACGTCGATCTCAATGCGCTGCTCGCGTCGGACAATCTTGCCGCGCGGATCGGTGACAGCAACTACAGCGACGTCCAATGGTGGCTCGAGTGGTACACCGACACCGGCTCGACTGTCGTGAACGCCACGGCGGCCGTGACCTACGATGACGGATCATCGGGGAGCCTCACGGCGGTCTCGCTGGCGGCCACGCGGCGCGCGTCCTTCATGCAGCCGCTCAACTATCTGATCCCCAGCGCGTCGGCGGGCAAATTCATCCGTGACGTGGATACGCTCACGCTGTCGGCGTCCACGCTGACGGCCGGGTCGTTCGGCGTGACGGCGACCCGGTTCCGGGGCTCCGTGTTCTGCCCGATTGCCAGCGCCCGTTTCAAGGAAAAATGGGACGATCTCGGATTGCCTGAGATCCCCAACGAGAGCTGCCTTTTCCCGATCGTGATTGCCTCAACAACCAACACGGGCATCCCCCGAGCGACAGGGAAGATCATTCATGGCTGAGCTGGCCCCCCACATCGACCGTCCGAAAGACGGTTTCAGTGGGGAGCTATTCCTTGCCGACGACGGCGCGGGTGGCCTGATCAATGAGGAGTGGTTCGGCGCCGGGGTGGTGAACCTCGCCGCGACGGGGGTAGCCACCGGTGCGCCGCCGGTCGGCACGCCTGCGCTAACGCAGGATCATGTGCTCGCTGCGGTCGGGGTCACGGCGTCGCCAACGGTCGGCGCGCCTACCCTGACGCAGGGGCATGTGATCGCAGCGACTGGCGTCGCCACGGACGCGCCAACGGTCGGCGCTCCCGCGCTCACGATCCTCTACGATCTCACCGCGACCGGCATCTCCACGGGAGCCCCTACGGTCGGGTCGCCCGCGCTCACCATCTCGCATACTCTTGCCGCCACGGGCATTGCAACCGGCGCCCCGAGCGTCGGCGCGCCCGCCCTAACCCTTGAGTACGTCCTTGTCGCGGCTGGCGTGGCCGCTGGCGCCCCTTCGGTAGGCAGCCCGGCGCTGACGCAGGCGCACGCGCTTGCGGCTGTAGGGGCCTCCTCCGGGGCGCCTGAGGTGGGCGCGCCCGCGATAGCGCAGGCGCACCTTTTGGCGGTCGCAGAACTTATCGCCGGGGCGCCGGTCGTCGGCAGCCCGGTCCTCGAGGTTTTCGGCATCGACGAGCTAGAGGCGACCGGCATCGCCGCCGGCGCGCCAACGGTCGGCAGCCCGCGGCTTCGCACGGCGCAACCGACCGTCGTCAATGTCTCGCGCGGTGACGACGCTGCGACGGTTACGCTGACGGGCGCGACGAGCGGAACGGTACAGCGCGGCGGCATCACGGCGGCGGTGCGGCGGCTCATCACAAGAGGCACAGTGCAGCGATGACGATCAACGGCCTGCAAATCAAAATGGTGGCCGGCGACAGCAAGACCATCGACGTCGCCGTGACCGACGCGGACGGCACCGCCACCGACCTCACCGGCACGACGCTGCGCTGGTCGGTGGCGCCGGTCCTGAAAATAGGCGAGCAAACTTTTGGCGACACTGTCCTTGCTTACGAGGGGGCACCGCGCCTAACAGTCCCAGTCGCCGGTACGGTGCGATTGAGCCTCCCCAAGGGGGCAGTGCCGGCGGGCGAGTGGCACCATGAGCTCGAGGTCACATGGGATACCGGTGAGAGTGAGACCGTGGCTCGGGGGCTGCTGATCGCCTACGCTTCGATCAGGCCTTAATGGAGACGACGTGACCAATCCCTACACTGACGCGCTGATCATGCCGTCCGTCCTTGACATGGGCGGCGACCGTGAAATCACCATCGCCTTCGCCGGCGGCAATTGGACCTCGGCGCAGCTTGCCGCATTCAATGCGGTACTCGCCACCTTCGAGGCGGTTATCGACATCGACTTCGTCGAGGCCGACGCGGCCACCGCGGAGCTCGTCGAGTACACGATGGGCCGGGAGGCGGCGCATGCGATCCGCCCGCATCCTCTCAATTGGAGCGGCTGGCACGACACGCCGGGCGAAATCCTCGAGGCCAACGGGCAGTCGCTCGGCATCTACGTGGACGACACGATCTCGACGGTTCTGGGATCGGTCGGCTACTGGCTCATGCCACACGAGATAGGCCACGCGCTCGGTCTCAATCATCCGCACGGCTCGCCCTACGAAGTCACGTCGGGGCTGACCTTCCCGGGCGTGCGTGACGGCTACTCAAGCGACCCTGGCAACTACGGCCACAACTCGAACGCCTACACGGCTATGTCCTACCGCAGCGGTCCTGGCGGCGTCTACGCGGTCGGGCCGATGGCCTTCGACATAGCCGCGCTGCAAGCGATGTATGGGGCGAACACCAGCTATCACGCAGGCGATGACACCTACGCGCTCCTGAGTGGCGCATGGCGCTGCATATGGGACGCGGGCGGGGTCGACACGCTCGCGGGGACGGCCGGGAACGACATCATCGACCTCCGGGCCGCGACCCTGCTCGATGCGCCAGGAGGAGGCGGCCGGCTCAGCTACCGCACGAGCGGCGGGGCGGTCGGCGGAATGACGATTGCGAACGGGGTGTGGATCGAGAACGCGACCGGCGGTGGCGGATCGGACAACATCACCGGCAACGCGGTGGCGAACCGGCTGACCGGAGCCGCGCTCAACGACATCCTCAACGGCCTCGGAGGCGCCGACATCCTGAGCGGTGGTGGTGGCTCCGACACCTTCTACCTCGGCAACGACGTCTCGGCCGACACCGCCATCGCCGGGAATGGCGACGAAATACGCCAGTTCGATAGCGGCGAGGACAAGATCGACCTTCGCGCCCACAACGCGACGCGGGTGTGGGTCACGGCGGACGGCGCGGACTGGCAGGTCAATCTCTCGCTCGACGCCGACGCAGCGGCCGAGCGGTGGCTGACGGTCGTCGGCAGCAAGCCGCTCGGCGCCGATATTCTCTGGTAGCTTCGTCAAACCATTCACGAATGACAGCGGGGTCGCTTCGGCGGCCCCGTTTCCATTTACGGGGGACACCATGGCAGGCCGCACCTACACCGACGCCATGCGCCGCGAGTACGCCGAGCTGTGGCAGGGCATGGACATCAAGCCCGAGCGTCAGGCCGTGGTTGCCAAGGCGGCGAAGGCCGTACTCGACAGCAAGCCGGTCTACGAGCAGGTCGAAGCCGCGACGGGCGTCCCGTGGTGGTGGATCGGCATCACGCACCGGCTCGAGGCGCTGGGGAATTTCCAGTGCCACCTGCACAACGGCGACCCGCTGACGGCGCGCACGCGTCAAGTCCCCAAGGGACGGCCGGTCAAGGGCAATCCGCCCTTCACCTGGAAAATGAGCGCCTGCGATGCGCTGCTCTCGCACGACCTCGACAGGGTTGAGGAGTGGTCCATTCCGCGCGCCGCCTTCGAGTTCGAACGGTACAACGGCTGGGGCTACCGGAAGCCGGGCAAGCCCGCCTCGCCTTATCTCTGGTCGATGACCGATCACTACACGCGCGGCAAGTACGTGGAGGACGGGAAGTACAGCCCGAGCGCGGTGTCCGCTCAGTGCGGGGCGATGGCGATCCTGTCCGAGCTCATGAAGATCGACCCGACCGTGACGCCAGACGCGGACGGCCTCAAGGACGCCGAGGTGTTCCCGAAGGCGCGCGATGACGGGCCGCCGCCGCCCGCATCCGTGATCCAGAGCACGGAGGTGCAGGCCGGTGGCGTCAGCGCCACTCTCGGCGGCGGTGCCACGGCCGTTGAGCTATCGAGCGCCATGCAACGCTCGATGACAGACGGCAAGTTCACGCTCCTCGAGTTCTGCGGTCAGGCGCTCGCATCGCCCTACTTCTGGGGTGCGCTCATCGTGACGCTGCTCGGCATCTACACGGTGCTCCGTCGCCGCTACCGCCTCCTGCAGAACGGAATGTGACCCATGTTCGCAATCCCGACATGGATCCTCGGCATCGCCGCCGGGTGGAGGCGGGTCGACGTCGTGCGGCTGGCGATTGCGGCCGTGGCGGCGGGCGCGCTCATCCTCGTCTGGTTTACGGTCGCGCGTCTCATCGACGGGGCGGTGGCCGACTGGCGGGCGGCGCAGGAACGCGAGAAGGCCGAGCTCGTCGAGCGCGTGGCGCAAGGCGCGGCGGTGGCACGAGAACGCTACGAGCGCGACAAGGGGGCGGCCGTCGCACGGGCGGCCGAGCTTGAGCAAGAGTTGGCAAAGTTCACGGACGGCGACCCGGTTGTTTATCCGCGCGCGCTCGTCAGGAAAATGAACCAATGAACGTACAGATGGGGATCTTGGGGGTGGGGCTGCTGCTCTCCGGGTGTGGGGCCGGGCAGCAGCCGCTTGTCGTAGGCGCTCTCGTGGCGCCGCCGGAGTGCTACGTCAGCCACGACGAAACGAAGCGGCAGAGCAAAGACCCGCGCTGGATACCGCTTCCGGACAAGGACGTCTCGCGCTCGGAGGGCGCGCGAAACTACAACGCTAACCAAAGCCGCTATGGGGAGATGGAGCGGCTTAGGGCCATCTGCGACGCCGGCCTGAGGGGAGCCTAACCACATGGCAGACGCGGCGGTGATCCATGACGGACTGGCTTGGAAAAACCGTGGACCGGATCGAGGACGCTCTCCGGGACATGGCGACGACGATTACCGAGATCCTGCAGGACCTCTCGGCGCGCAACGAAGGCTTTCGCTCGCACGAGCGGACGCTTGGCGTTTTGATCAGGCACGTGGAGCAGCACGCACAGAGGATCACGGCTCTGGAGCAGAAGCAGTCGCGAGCGGACGGTCGCCAGCATCAGGCGGACATGGATACGGCATCGACGCCGTGGTGGCGGGACTGGTGGGCCGTGACGATCATGTTGTTGACGGTGGTCCCGGTGACCCTGGCGGTGATGCTGGCGCTAGGCCTGATGACACCCGATCAGGCGAGCCAGGCGGCGAAGGCGGCGGTCGAGGGGCTATTCAAGTCGCTCGGTCTCAGCGATTGAGCTGCATCGCCTTCCGGGCGCTCGTCGCGCTTGTCGCTAGCAGCGCGGGGGTGATGGCGTTCGTGCTGGCGGCTTCCCGGTGACGCGGTGCTTCTTGAGCACGCCCAAAATGAACATCGACAACGCGGTCAGGTGAAGCTCTTTGCGGTTCGCAACGTAGTGAACGATCTCGTTCGTGATGGCGATGCGAACATTATCGTCGGCTTCCTCGGGCATTCTCGTCTCCATTCGGTTCCAAGGCAGAGCTAGCCGCTCGCCTCCTCACCCCCTGGGCCTCGCGGCTCAGGGGGCTTTTTTGTTGCCTAAAGCAGTTCCCCACGGTCGGCCTTCGCCTGCCCCATGACGTTGACGAGGTGCCCCACGCCGTTCACAAGGCCGAGCACTTCGACCATCGTCCTGATCTCCTCGTCGGCCTTGGACTGGCTCATCCGCTTGTCCGAGACCCATCGCGGATAGACCCGCTTCCGCATCTCGATCTCGCGCTCGACGCAGGCGACCATCCGCATGATGTCGTCTTGGGTGAGGGCGGGCTTCAAAACGGACATTCATCGTCTCCATGCAGGCTCACGAGATTATTAGGGTCGGCGGGGATCGAGCCCCATATCCCACCGCCCTTGTCGTCGTAGAGCGCCCGGCCGGTGTCGGCTTCGAAGGTCTCGCCGGCGAGGTCAACGACGGCGAACGCATAGACCGGGTGCGGCTCGACAATCAGGTGCGTCCTGCCAAGCTTGTCCACGTATCGCTTGCCGATCTCGAGCTTCACGCTTCCTCCTCCTCGTCATCGTCGTCCATGTCGTCTCCATAGGGTGGCGGTTAAAATCAACGCTAGGGCCGCTGCGGCGGGCGCTGGCGGCCGTTCGGGGCCGGCAGGGCATACCCGCAGCGGGGACACTCGGTGGGCGCTGGCGGCAGCCGCTTTAAGGCCGCCGCAAACTTCCCGATCTCCTTGTAGGCGGCAATCTCGGCGTCGATGGCCCGGCGCGTCACCGAGCGCAGCGCCTCGGGCGCGGTGCCGGCGGCGATCTGCCTGTGCAGCGACACCAGAAGCCAGAAGTTGAACAGACACTTCACCTGCTCGATCTTCAGGTCGCTCTTGACCGTGGGCTGATCAAGGAAGGCGAGCGCGCGGTGACGTGGCGGCAGAATGTTCACGAGCCAGGCGCGGCGGTACTCGCCCTCGAAGCGTGCCGTGTCGATGACGGCCGGCACGCGGCGTAGGTCAGGGGCCACGGCGTCGAGTGCCGGGATGACCATGCGGGCGTGCTCGAAGAACTCCTCCGTGACCGCCGGTATCTCCTCCGGGGCGGGCGGCTCGGGCGGCGTCACCGCCTCGATCTCGTCGGGCGTGAGGCCGCGCTGCTCGTCCATGGCCTTAGCCACGGCCCGGTCGAGGCGCGCGCGGTCAATGACGAGGGCGCGCGAGACGGCGCCGTGAATGTCAAAGCCGTTCATCGCCGGTCCTCCATCAAGGCTATGATCTCCTCGCGCTTGAGGCCGAGCCCCTCAAGCATGAAATATCCCGCGTTGCTCATCGTGATCTCGTAAGCGATCTGCGCGGCGTCGGCGTCCTTGTCGCCCCGGATGCGGCGCGGCGCGAGCGCCACGTCGATGATCACCTGCACGCACCGCTCCACGGTGACGCCGTCAAGCGGCGGCATGGCTGGGGTGTCGGTCATGAGCGGAAATCTGGAAGGTCGGGAAGCGGGCGCCGCTCGCGCATCCTGCGGGCTGCCTCCTCGGCCTTGCGGTGCGGCTCGCCGTAGCCTGACGCATTGTCCTGTATGTGGCGCAACTCACGCCCCGCCTCGGCAATGCGCTCCTCATAGTAGATCTCGAGCCAGGTATGGTCGAAATGCATCCGGCCTTTGGGTGTGCCTCTTGGCAGGCCGAACACGGAGCTAGGAAATTTTGGATCGC